CTATGATATTATCCAATATATATTCAAATGCCTATTTTGTTTGTTTTGTTAAACACGATATTAATATACTTAAACGTTTCTGTGGCATTACATATAAGTGATGAATAATTTTATATATCGTGTATTTATATTTTATGTGCTAATAATTAGATGGATATAAATTTATAATAAAAAATATATGTAATAGTTTGTCAGTATAAAAATAGATGTATATCTTTGCATTGTATTAATAATAACAATAAATAAAAAGTATGAAAACTGAAAATTAATGTACGGTTTTAATTACTTTAGCGTTCAAGGAAACTTTCGGTCCATTAACGATAGGGGACAGGAGGAAAACGCTAAAGAGCTATTTTTAACTGAATCAGCAAATTTTTGTGATGCTGAAACCACGGTCTCGGAACTGCTAAAAGAGACTACTCAATTTCCGGATACTATTGATATCCCAAAGATCAATAGACTGGATAAGGTGAAAAACTTGCTATATAGTGATATTCTTCAAGTTGAGAAATCAGAGAAGAAAGGCTATATGGAGTATTCAATTGATAAGGAAAACGGTGTGATATTGTTTTCCGCAAAGGTGCAATTCGAGGAAATATCGGGAAACAAGGTCAAAACCACAACCGAAATTTATCTCGTTCCGGCTAAATCTACCTCAGAGGTCGAGAAGCACCTTAAGGCTCATTTAAAAGATAGTGTATTTGATTACAAGATTCCGGATGTGAACGGGACTAAGTTCGATACCATATTGGTATTGGAAGAGACACATCGAGATCTGGTGAAGGATTATGATCTGATTAAAAATAGATTATAATGTACATTCCTCAGTATTTTGAGGTTCAGGAATTAGTATGCCCTCATGTTTGCAATAAGTGGGGGCATAATCCGAACTTCATCTGGAGCTTCTTTGATCCCAATTTACTTGAAACACTGGACTTTCTGAGAGAAAAACTAGGGAAACCTATTTTTGTAAATAGCTGGTCTATAGGGGGAAGCTTGTCACAACGAGGTCTTCGTTGTAATCTATGTGATCTGGTTAGATCTAAAACCAGCATGTCTAAAATATACATGAGTTCGCACATCTTGGGAAAAGCTTGTGATTTTGATGTTAAGGAAATGAATGCGGCAGCGGTCCGTAATTGGATCATGCTTCATGCCTCGGAACTTCCATATCCAATATCACTGGAGGATGGCGTATCGTGGGTACATCTAGATATGCGTGAACAAGGTAATAAAAAAATCTATCTATTTAAAGCGTAAAAAATGAGCACTAAACATAATTTCGAGGCTTGGTATCCTGAGTTACCAGATTTATTATTCGGTCAAGTGATGGGAGTATCCGTATTCAACGCTACGGCTTTTATGAACAACAGAGAAGTAGATCAATCTCAATGCAGCATTGATAATTATAAGGAAACTTGCTCTGTTATTATTGATCTATACGCAAGAAAATTGGGACTTGATAGTCCGGAGCAATTGTTTTTGACTGATGATAATGGAGACACTATGATCCACGAGGTTCTCGCCTTCTCCTTTGTTGAGTATATCGATCCTGCGTTCTCTGTCTATATGCACGATAGGATGCACGAGCTGTTCTACAATGGGATGGTGGTATCTGATAACTATTTGGCAGTAGCCGCTAAGAGAAGATTGCCGAAATCGGTATTGGAAAAATTAGTATAAATACCATAAAATGACAAAATCTACAGGGTTAGGGCCGGAGGGTAATACGGTCCTAATCTTTGAACCTAATTTTAACTTGATAGCCATTGTATCTAATTCATACCAAGCGGCTAAACTAACAGGTTCATATCAACCAGCCGTACACATGGCGATAAAGGGTGGATTAAAAACCACGAATAGCTTGTATTTTAGATCGGTACCTCCCAATGTAGAAGTCTGCATTTCAGACTTGTATTCATTAAAATTACAAGAGTTCGACCAAATGTGTGGATTGGAGAGATCCTATGAAACCCCAGAGAGATTATTAAACAGAGTAAAGAAGTATAACAAGGAAACAACTATTAAGAAAAATGACAAACGTAAGAATCTTAAATAAATCAAACAATCCAAACCCCGCATATGAAACACTTGGATCATCAGGAATGGATGTAAGAGCTTTTTGTGAAGAAAGTATAGTGATCGAGCCGAACCATAGAGTACTAATCAAGACAGGGCTTCATGTTGGATTACCGACAGATTATGAGATCCAAGTTAGACCAAGGAGCGGTTTGGCACTGAAGAAGGGGATAGCAGTTGTCAATACCCCGGGAACGGTAGATGAATCATATAAAGGTGAGATAGGCATAATTCTCATAAATCATGGAGATGAGCCTTTCGTGGTCAACAGTGGTGATCGCATAGCCCAGTTGGTATTGCAAAAAGTCCCTAAGATCAATTGGATTCCGGTTGATACTATAGAAGAATTGGGAGAGTCAGAGAGAGGAGAAGGTGGCTTTGGTCATACAGGTGTGCAGTAGTGTTAAATCTAATATGTAATAATTATGGAGAATAAAGTAGTATTATCAAAAAATAGTAACAGTGATGAAATCAAAGCGTATTTCTTAGAGGTGTCCAGATTATCCAAATCTAATGAAGAGTTTCCTGTGGATTTGGATGATGTATGGCCTCTTGTCTATGAAAGAAAAGACAACGCTGTTAAGTCTTTAATCAAAGATTTTATACAAGGTGTTGATTATCAATTAATCCGCCAAAAAGCGGATCAGCCAACAGGCAGTAAATATGTAAATAAATATTTCATAACATCATCATGTCTTGAATTTTTTATCGCTCGCAAGATTCGTACTGTCTTTGAAATCTATCGGCAGGTTTTTCATAAAGCAGTTATCAACTTGTCCTTGCCTAATTTTGAGGACCCTGTTGAAGCCGCCTTAGCTTGGGCTGAACAATATAAAGAGAAACAATTAGCGCTTCAGAAAATAGAAGAGGATAAACCCAAGGTTGAGTACTATAATGATATGGAAGAGAACCGTGATTACTTTACCATATCTTCTATTGCGATTGAGCTGAAAGTGACAGCAGCCAGTTTGAATAAGTTCCTCTTGGATACTGGATGGTTTACTAAAAAGTTCAGCATTATTATCGCCGATGATGAGCACAAGAGTTGGCAATGTGATGTTCCTTATTATCAAACCAAAAAGGATGGAACAAAATACGTAATGGCATCTCTAGTAAGATGGAGTAAGAAAGGCAGAGAGAATATCATTAAACTTTGGAAGTCTAACAATCAAAAACAAGAAAACGATGTTGAATTATATTAAGAATATCATAAAGAGAGGGAGTTTTGAGTTCGCTGGAAACAGCGTAATGTATATAATCAACAGCGTAGACAATATGATGTGGTTCAGATTGTCGGATATATGCTCCGCTATAAATGTAACGGATTGGTGTAATCCTAAACACAAGAACTACTTGATGGGTAAGGGCAAGCTGGATAATAAGCGAAGGATTTTATTCACCCAATCCAAAGTGTACGCTTGGGGAATCAACGAAGAGGATGTTGTTTGGTTATTGGAGGAATATGCGGAGACCAATTCCACTAGAGCTGAGTGTGCCTCTAGACTATTGAACATTATCAAAAAATTTATTGAGAGAGAAAAAGGAGCGGAGATGAAAGTGGAAGGACCAAAAGAAACAAATAATGTATCAAGCAATAAAAAAGAACTAACTAATTTTCCGGGTATATTTAATTATAATGGGAACAATATAACCTTTAAGACTGTCAACAACACAGTGATGGTCAATGCTACAGAAATGGCAAAAGGTTTTGACAAAAGATTTCCTGATTGGATACGATTGAAGTCCACAAAAGAATTTCTATATGTATTGTCTACCATAAAAAATAAGAATAATAGTCGTCGTGCAGATCTGCACGACGGTATTCAATATGTTAGTTATAAAGAACTTAAATTCGTTATGTCAGGCGCAAAAGAAAATCATAGCCTTATTTTAATTTCTCAAGGAGGTCAAGCGCAGGGAACGTGGATGCACGAGGATGTAGCTTTGGAGTTCGCTCGTTGGTTAGCTCCTGAGTTTGCTATCTGGTGTAACGACAAGATTAAAGAGTTAATCACAACAGGAACTACATCATTATATAACAACGTTAATTTTGGCGGTTTCCCCATCCCTCAGAAATTCTCTGATGCTCTTATTTTATCCGCTCATCTACAGCAGAAGGTAGAGGAACAGGAAGCCAAGATCGAAGAGGATAAACCGAAGGTGGAATACTACTCTGGTATGGTAGAGAATCGAGATTATTTTACCACTACGACTATCGCTACGGAATTGAGAACGACATCTCAAGTATTGAATCAATTCTTATGTAACAAGGGGGTATTGACCGGAAAATCTGGTAACTGGAAAGTAACAGATGAGCATCAAACCTTATTGTCACCTTCTCCGTTCAAATCAATCATTAGATGGAATCATGAGGGTCGAACATTGATACACCAGCTTTGGGAAGAAAAAGTAGAAGAGTTAGTAGAAGCTTAATAATAACCACGTCCACCCTTCCTTTTCGGATTGGTGGACACTAAAACTATCACAAAATGGAAAAATACGAATTAAAAGAAAACAACACTTATTATTACAAACATCATTTATATGTCGTAATAAATATAGGAAGACAGAAAATGGAAAATGGAGCATGGGAAGATTGTGTTATCTATAAACGTGAAGACGCTCCTAAAGATCCATTAGAGCAAAAGATGTTCGTAATAGCAATATATGATTTCTTGAAGAATTTTGAAACACTGGAGTACGTAAGACCCAGTTTGTATACCGGAAACATTGTGGCGAACGGAATAACATTTAATGCAAAATGAAAATTGTAAAAATACGAGTTGGTAAGGTGCTCGATCTTGTTACGAATGAATTATTGTATAATGTAGAATTTAAATTCGAGAACCAACGCAGATTCACTGGATATTCAATTGAAAATTGGAAGGATATATGGGACGCAAAGTTAGCTATCCAGATGCACGATAGAGGAACGACCACATTTCATAAAGTAGGAGCAGATAAGAATGGCAAAATTTTTATGTCGAGTAAGATAGAACAGTGAATGTTTTATCTCTCTTTGATGGGATCAGTTGCGGAAGACTGGCTTTGGAAAGAGCTGGCTTCACGTCCATCAAATATTATGCTAGTGAGATAAGCACAGCAGCCATTACCGTGAGTGAACATAACTATCCAGATCTCATAAGGCTGGGAGATGTTCAAAATTGGAAGGATTGGGATATAAATTGGAACAGCATTGATTTGCTAATAGGGGGAACGCCGTGCCAAGGTTTCAGCTTTGCTGGTAAGCAATTAAACTTTAATGACCCAAGAAGTAAGCTCTTTTTCGTTTATCTGGATATTCTCAACCACATCAAATCATTAAATCCTAACGTAAGATTTCTTCTTGAGAATGTGAAGATGAAGCGAGAGTATCAAGACATAATTTCCAAATCTCTAGGAGTAGAGCCTATTATGATTAATTCTTCTTTGGTCTCGGCTCAAAATAGAAAAAGAAATTATTGGGCAAACTGGGGTATAAAGCAACCTCAAGACAAGGGCATACTTTTAAGTGATATCGTCTTGGATGGTATCGTTGAAAAGGATAAAGCTTATTGCCTTACATGTAGATCGGGGAACGCTAGGGATTATTTTAAGAAGCATCAAAGTAATATAGCGTTTATTCCTTCTTCTTCTGGAGAATACAAGATTGAAAATGGAAAGATCAATATCGTGTTTAAAAAGTCGCCAGATCAAAACGCTTATACCTTTGACGTAAATATACCGGATGGGAGATACAATATTAGACCTCTCTCTCCTGTTGAATGCGAACGTTTACAAACATTGCCAGACCATTATACTTCTAGTGTTGGGATAACAGAGAGATATAATCAATTAGGCAATGGCTGGAGCGTAGATACGATTACACATATTTTAAAAGAACTAAAATCACAAGAACAATCATGAGCGAACAAATAAGCGTATATACATTTGAAGATGTAACTACTCACATGAAAAATGAAATCCATTATTTTATCACTATAGATAATGAGATTTTTTTGAATTTGAAAGACGTAGCTATTGGATTAGGGTTTGAAAGAATCCAAAGTATTAATGGTAAAGAGTATCGATCAATTAGATGGGGGAACATTAAAGGCTATCTGTCACAAGTAAATGATATGACAAATGTAGATCTAATAGATAGCAATACATATATTTCTGAATCTGATTTTTATGGGTTAGCTGTGATTGCCAGATCTAAAACAGCAATGGATTTTAAGCATAAGATGGCTAAAATATATATGCCTGATATCAGAAGAAAGAATGACGATATTAGATTTAACTCTCTCAATAAGAAAGAACATTGTAGCGATCAGTCTTTGAATAACAAAACAATATCGATCAATATTTCTTCATTAATCAGTAATCTTATAATCACCGACACTCAAGCTGATAATGCTGTTGAGATCATTGAACATAAAATACGCATGGCTTTAGAAAATATCGTAAAAACATACTCAATCAATCAAAATGAACAATATTGAACAACAAATCTACGATAAAATAGTAGGAGCAAACAAGGAGTACCGGCAAGGTACTCCTATCATGTCAGACCTTACCTATGACGTATTGGTTGGCGAACTAAGATTCATCAATCCGGATCATGAGTGGTTTAAAAAGGTGGAACCGGGGATGGATATTGCGGGTCGGAAAGTAAAACTACCGTTCCCGATGAGATCGTTGGATAAAGTGAAGACTTTTGAGGAGCTATGTCTGTGGTTTGGTAAAGTCGGCATAGGACCAAATGACGATGTGGTTATCACTCCAAAATATGATGGTATTAGCTTGTTATGTAATGAGAATGACTGGATGACATATTCCAGAGGTGGTAGCGACAATGAAGGGATGGACTGTAAGCGACATATGGATCTAATGTCCTCTGTATGGCATCATGACAATGCTCCTGTTGAATATACCTTTGGCGAGGCTATTATCCCAAAATCAATATGGAAAGATAATTTCGAAGGTAAGATAAACCCATTGAACGGTCAACCATATAAATCTGCGAGGAACACTGTGGCTGGATTATTTAGGCGGGACGATCCACCCTCAGAATTACTTAAACACGTATATTTTATGCGCTATGGAGCTTTTGGGGAAGGGGTTGATAATTTTGATAGCTATATGGATCTCCTTAACCACATGGAAGCATCATTTGTTTATGTGGCAGGAAGATACCATACATTTGCCAGTTTTTTGGATACCTCGTTTCTTAAAGAGTTATTTGATGATTGGAGTCAAGATTTCGCTATTGACGGTCTTGTTATCTACGTGAACGATATGAGACGCTGGAAAGAGATTGGCCGTCACTCATCAACGGGTAATCCTCAGTGGGCAATTGCCTATAAGCCGGAGGAGTTTACGGGCGCTGAGATCACCACTGTTCAATCCGTCAATTGTAAGGTGTCTAAATCCGGATGTCTAAAACCTACCGTGGCTGTTGACGCTGTAGAGCTGGAAGGAGCCACTATCGATAACCCTACAGGATATAACGCTAAGTTCTGTTTCGACAAAGGTATTGGCGTTGGAGCTGAGATAAGAATAATCAGGTCTGGGATGGTTATACCAAAAATCCAAGACGTAATTTGCCCTGTATCCAATGATGTCGTGGAGAAGGCTTTTAAATTCTGTCCTTCATGTGGAAAGGAAACGGTCTGGAATAATTCCTTGGTTGAGCGTATGTGTCCAGACCCGCTTTGTCCCGGAAGATTATTAGCTAAGTTGATTTACTTCTGCGAGAAGTTGGAGTATGATGAGATAGGAGAGGAAACCTTGAAGGCGATCTTTAACTCCGGGATCGAGTCTCCGGGAGATCTTCTTCATACGGATCTTTCAACGCTACAGAAGATAGATGGCATTGGTTACGATACCGCTAGCAAGATCATAGAGAAGAACCGAGGCATTTTTGATGATGGTGTTTCTCTCCCTAAGTTAATGGAAGCATCCGATTGTTTTGATGGAATAGGAGAGAAGAAGGCAACAATCTTATTGTCTAATGTAGATAATGTGACCTTGAGGTTATGGATCTCTGGAGAATTAACATTGGCTGGATACTTAGTGATGACAAAAATCATGTCTATGACAAAAGGGGTAGGCGATAAGATGCTAGATGAGTTCTCGAACAAGTGTCAAGGTTTTGTTGAGTGGGTGAGGGGGAACGAGATCCCTATTGCTTGGGAGAAAGATGAGCCTTTGGGAACATCATTATCCGGAGTGAAGATTTGTTTTACCGGTATCCGAGACAAACAGCTAGAAGCGAAGATCACGAAAGCTGGTGGTACTGTGTCTGGATCGGTTAGTAAAAATACCACTTATCTGGTTGCTGACGATGTAAATTCCAACTCAAGCAAGGCTGATAAAGCTCGATCGTTAGGGATACCAATAATATCGATTTGTGAACTAAATGAAAAAGTAAACTTATAGATATTAATTGAGTGTTTTAGAATGTAAAAATGCAGTGTATGAATCATAAGATTTTGATACACTGTGTTTTATGGTTGAAAAATTTTGTTTGTTATATAAGTAATACATACCTTCGCATCAGAATGAAACAAAAATAGATTGAAATTATGGCAAAGAAAGGTGTATTGACAACAGCGGATTATCTTCCATTTAAGGAGTATAAGGAAACAATGTCCAAACTTCATCGTGATGGCTATTATCGTGATGAGCTTTATTTTATTCTAGCGTATACAACAGCTCTTCGTGTATCGGATTTACGCATGTTAAAATGGGAAGACGTGTTAAATAAGACATGTTTGGTCGTTACCGAGAAGAAAACTAAGAAGACCAGACCTATACCATTCAATGATGAGTTTAGAAAAATCGTGTCTGAGCTGTATGAATTATTAGGACATCCATACAAGGGTTGGTACATTTTTGAAGGGAACAAGCAACAACCTATGAGTATCCAACATATCAACCGTAGGCTGAAAGATATCAAGGAGAGATATGACTTATCCATTGAGAATTTCTCTACCCATACGTTTAGGAAAACATTTGGGCGTAATTACTATGAGACGAGAGGAAAAACAGAGGAGGCCCTTATCCAGCTGCAAAAGGTATTTAATCATTCCAATGTAGGTATCACTTATGTATATATCGGCATTAGAAATGACGAGATCAACGACTTTTACAAAAACATTAAATATAGAGACGATGATTGATTTAAAAAAGAACAAGGGAAACTACCTAACGTACGATGAATATAGAATTACGCTGGATAGGTTAAGGATGGATCGTATGTGCATTGAGGAGTTATTTTTCGTGCTGGCTTTCTACACGGGATTAAAACTGTCAGATCTACTTTCCCTCAAATGGAGTGATGTTTTGGACAAGGATGAATTCATATGGATCAAAACCAATTCGTGCAAGAGGACATTTGCGTTATCGTGGAAAGGACAGGATGTGCGTTCCCGATTGTCATATTTACATAAAGAACTTGGCTCTCCGGAAAAGGATCGATATGTATTTGAGACGAAAACAGGAAGACATTGTCATAACTCGTTTATTAATGAGTTACTGAAAAGGGTAAGAGATAAATATGATTTACCGGTAAAGCCTCTATACGCAAGCAGCTTTAGATTAACCTTTTGCCATCATATATATGAGACCGAAGAAAGAAAAGTAAAGGCTATCGCCTTCTTGGATTCATATGTTAGCGGTAAAACTGTTGACATAGCCACTAATGGAAGACATATCCCTAGCGAGGAGATAGAAGATGCTTTAAAATCAATGAATATAAAATATAGAAATGACTAAAGAAGAGTACTATCAAGTTTTAAAGGATCTGGAGGAATTCTATGATCAAAAGAGAACTGAGTTAATGAAAGATTATGCCAGATCCAATTGCCCTTACAGTGTAGGAGATATCTTGAAGGATCATATGGGAATAATTAGAGTTGAGCGTATTGAATGCTATTTGACAGATCCTCCACAATGTATGTTTTATGGAACTGAGCTAACTATTAAGTTGGTTCCAAATAAAAAGAACACAAAGAGAGAAATGTATCAGACAAATGTTATAGAGAAAGTAAGATGAGAACATTGTTATGGGAACGATGATTGACAAATACTATAGCGAATTCTCCTAAAAAATAAGCCCCATCTACTTGCTAGCGGATGGGGCTTTCTTGTGGATTTATGTGAAGTAAAGTCTAACTATTGCAAATGGGGCTTTTATATTAGTTCTTGAATGTATAAAAAGAAATGTTCTAGCAGAATCAATCTTTTTCAGGCTTGATATGCTCTGATGGGTCAAGAGATCTTAACTTAAGTAAAAAACTAAAATGTTCTTCTAATTCTTTACTTTTTTTTGTGTCTTCTATTTTAAATTTTTCGGTTGATTCTTTAAATTTCTTTATTGATTTTGTGATTTCTCTTCTAAAACGAAGTAATGGAACAAATAAAGGGAAAAATAGTCCGCTAAAGATAGCAAAAGATATAGACGATATTAGAGCAAAAGTTTCATTGAAAATAAGTTCTTTGCCTAATAATACATTATATAAAAAAGAAAATGTCGATATTGATAATAAAATCAGTGTAAAATGAATTAAATTAAAGTAATGAGTAAATATACTGGCTCCTTTCTTTTTAAATTTTAAAATAGCTCCTATAGCTAAAAAAACAACGACTAATATATAAATGATTGTCATATATAAGGATCCTAAAAAAGGTAATGCCCCAATAATGAAAGTAAATAATATTAAAGAGAAGGATATTTTAATACAAGTCGTAAATTTAAATTCATATAATATATCATCATTGGAAGCATTTCTTTCTTTTATGGAGATCCAATAATAACTCCATATATATAACCAATATATAAAAGATGTAATAGAAACTAAACTTACTGTATCAATGCACCATTTTATAGCCCCCCAAAAACAATCAAATATAAAAATAAATATACAAAATAAAAATGAATAAAAGAAAGAAGACAAAAATTCAGGTGCTTGGGTTATATTTTTGTATAAATTATCAACATTGTTTCTTAAAGAAAAATAACTTGTTTGATATTTAACAGTCAAGAACTGTAGCTCGTTTACCAAACTAAGCATTTCTTGTTTACGTGGATTATTTTCTTCTTTTGATTTAGCAATAGCACTATAGAGAACTTTATAATTACGCTTTTTTAAAGCATCTACGAAATTATCCCCTTCTCTGCTTAAAAACGCTTTAGTTCGTTTGCAAATAATTAACAATAAATTCTGTATAAAATTATTGCTATTTTTCTCGATGTTGTCAGATCCAAAAAAGCATAAAACAGCCAAAGTCATTATTGAACCTAAAAAAGTTGCACTATTCCCACTAAGAAAAGTACACAATAGTACTGAAATCATGTCTCAATTAATAATTTTGTGTGATGAAAGCAAAAGGCTTTGAAATTGTTTCTTTAATGCTTCAGTATTTTTAATGTCATTAAAATTTGCAAAAGCAGAATGTTCTTCTGCTCCTAATTCTCTTCTATATTTATTATCATCACCAATTGAGAAATGAAATTCGGGTTTTAATTCGCTGTCTAGTTTATAAACTAGAACCTGTCCTTCTTCTATTTTATCCCTTATTAAAGAATTAATGTTTGCTGCTAAGTCATCTATAAAGCTATTTCCTTTTTTTTCTAAAATAATGGAAAACCTTCCTCCTTTATTTAAAAAATTAGTAATTTGGTCGTATAATGGCTGCATTGGATTATAATCCCCTTCTGTAACTTCTTGGTTTACTTTTTCAGCAAAACTAGTTCTAAAGAGAGAACCCTCACCGCAAAGCATATTGATTTCATTGGAGTGCTTAAAAATCTCTTTCATTATTATAGCATTATGTGATCTGTCAGCATTCCACATTAATTCATTTCTTTTGTCGTTTGCAATAGTCTCTATCTCGGCATTATACTCTTCTAGACTCATTTTCTTTAAGTTTGGACGTGCAAATTTAAATAAATAATTTGATATTGCAATCTCTATATTGCATTAAAATCAAAATACATTGGGTGTTATCTTCGTTTTTTTTATGTTCTTGAGCATGATTTGTTTTTGTTAAGAACACAGCTTCGCCTTTACCCCTCCGATAACATCCCTCAGCAACGTAGTTGAAGCTTAACTATAACTACTACCTTATATAACATATATACAGTATATACTACTGTTACTATATAAGGTAATACCTATTTACGGGATATTACAAGATTGGTTCGATATGGGTTGATACAAGCTTCTTACCTAAAACTACGGCGATAAGAGAACTTGGTTGACTAATCTAGATATCAATCACCATATCCGAGCATTCTACGACACTTCCGCCCCTCCACCTATGTGGGCAACTTCGTTCATAAAAGGATAACCGTTCATTGGCCAAGTAGTAGGGAACTCGTGTATGCTACTCGTTTTAAACAGATCGGCGGCGCTTGGTCTCCTTTCCTCCATGGATAAACCAGAATAGGAACAGCGAGATTGCAAACGTCAGAGCCTTGGTTGACCTGTTTCCAATTACTAGGATACGTCCAGTTACGGATGCGAATCATAGGATTTTTATTTGTCTTCGGTCACTCGTTTACCGGCTCTCGGTTGATGTTATCGGAGTTCGGGTTGTCAGGCGAAGGACATAGCCCTAGATTATACCACCGATAAACGAGCGTTCGTAAATACTCGATCTTTTTGTTAGATTTTTGTCAATCTGGGAGAAGAGAGGCACGACATTGCAGCCTTGTCTTAAAAACTCCCGTAAGGTTTGTTTTATATTCTCCAGCATCCCTCAACGCAGGAGAAGTAGAACGGTTATTTATTCCCGGATACTAATTTTTCTGACTCGAATCTACATCAAGTTTCTGTCTGCCAATAGCTGTATCAAAGCTGGGATAAGGAACAAGATCCTCTAACTCATCCCGGAAAGCATTAATAAATGCCAATTGAGGATATTTCCGCTATTGTATCGTCACCTATGGTATAAAGGTCGACCAACCCGTTTTACCGAATTGACCCACATGACCAGCATGCCCCATAGGGATAGGGTACAAAGCGTTCAGACCTTCGGATTTGAAGGTTTTATATAAGAATAAGGGATTTTGTGGGAAAAGGTTTGAAGATATATGTTGATATTTGGTTGTGATTGCAATAATGTATAACTTTAGGAAAAAATAAGAATATGAGTAAAGAATCAATTGCTATATCGAGAAAAGGAGAAGATTATCTTCGAATTATACCCAAAATGAAAGATGGGCTTCAGTCTGAAATTGTTTTTAAGTTCATGACAAAAGATTTTCTTATTCGTAGTTTTATAAAGAATGGACAGCGGTCTTTTAATATTGAGTCTGTTTATATAGATACGCCTTTAGACGTAGATCAAATTACCTACCATGCCAGTGGAGGTCATGAAACCCCAGTGGTACATACCAAATCATCGGTAAAAGTAGCAGGCGAAAATCAGTATAAGGATTTAACAACTAAGGTGATAGATCTTGACTTTAGAAGGATCATCCTACCTCTTCCTATTTGTCGTATAACTCTAAATAAAGATTCAGGATTAAAATATAATGCTAAAAATAGGCATTTACAAGTAGAAGAACTCTTCGGTGATGATAGAAACACTATTGATATTTATTTAGCGCCTAAAGAATATAGTTTTGAGAGTTGCGTTAATGAATGGCCAAATATGTTTAAAATGTATCAAGTGGGTTCTATAGATGTGGCCATAGTGGGTCTGTCTAGTAAACATTTTACTCAATCACTTAAAAAATCCACCGATTTATCAATGTTGTATCAAATAGGGGATCAAGTTGATAAGTTTACGGTAATTATATCTTGTTATAAATTGGATAAAACTGCATGTCCCTTATATTCAGATCCGATATATGAAACGGAGAATGTTATAGAGTTTTTTGATACTAGAGATTACTTGGAGGCTTTAGCTACGAGCTTTATAGGGAAAGATGAATCAGATATGAAACTTGTCTTTGTTCGAGATTATGAACACCAGATAAATGTTAATATTTTAAAAGGATTACGAGAAGAATTTTATCGTCAATTTTGTCGTGCGTATGAAAAATATTATCCAGACCATAAAAGCCGTTTCTTTATTACTAAGATAGATGATGAAATTATACAAGGTGCAAGTAATGGAGATATAAATTCGATGCGAATATATGCTACCAATTTAGAGAGGATTGGAGAATATATGTATGCATCTATATATTACAAAAAATTAGCTGATCAAAAAGATGTTTTTGGTATTTATAATTATGCTAGAATGATTTTGGAAAACCACTCACATGATACTGAAGATAGTTTGTTGGCTGCTATTTATTTATTGAAAGATCTGGCAGATAGAGGATATGTGCCAGCAATGGTCTCCTTGTACCCAATATGTCGAGATGGTATTTATTATAATGGAGAAATTGCATATAGGAATTTGTTTTTTTATAGAAGATATTTAAGTCTGGCTGCTTATAAAAGATTTCTCCCGGCAATAGTTGAGATTTATAACTGTTATTCAAAAGGATGGTATTGTTTTCCTAAGAGCAATAGCTTGGCGTTTGTATATGCTGACGCAATAATGGATCTTGAAAAGAGAAAATTACTTATAAATGTGGATGATTTAGATGTTTTATTAGTCAAAGCTGCTTATTCTTATAATGAATCTTTCCCTAAAGAAAAGGCTTTATTTATTGATGAACAGATAAGAAGAACATATAAAAGAATAGAAAATGGAATTATTGCTACTTGCGAGTTTTATAAATACCCTTGGGCTTGTCTAGATCTTTAAGATGATAATTATTGTCTTTTTTGAGTCGTGTTTTTGCTCTCTTCTAGGTCTCCCTTTTCTTGACCAGCTGCTATCAGCTCTGGTCAAGAACTTCTCGTTGCTGACTTGCTTCTCTAGCTTGATGGGATCGGAAACGATGTTGGCTTGTCTTCTGGCGAATATTGGACCTACTTGGCGAAGAGCCTCCATCGCCTCATCTATTGACAGGAAATAATTACCAGCGTATAGACCGAAGAAGTGACCTTGATCTCCTCTTGTTATCTTGTAGTAATAGTTCCTCAGTAAGGCAATATTTTCCATCGAATTATTAGTTTGTCGCAAAGTTAATGAAAGTGTCTGAGAAAGCAAGGAAATGTGGCTTTTTGATTTTGGAAGAGATATGATATCTATCCAAACAAGTTTTTTATATAAATGGCTAGAATAAGGAGCAAATTAGCACTGGGGTAGAGGATTTAGGGAAAACGGGGCTTGAGGATTTTGTTCCCGGAAAATTTTTGGAAACAGATATATGCGTTTTTATATATAGGAAAGAAGATTGTTGGGAAGGATGATAGATCGCTAAGAGGCTGTTTGTTATAGGTGAAAAAATGGATGGAAAGATGAGAGAATTTACATATAGGTAAAAGTGTGCTTCCAGTGTATAAAAATTGCTTTTGATTTCTGGAAGGACAACTTAGGTTAGGGGAGGTGTTTGGAAGGGTAAAAACGGGACTTGAAAATAGGGGTCGGCAACATGTATGGTATCCGCAACGCAAAGGGAACCCTCCCTCTTCTTTTTTGCCTTTTTCGTCCTGTTTGATCATTAATTAATGATTTATTTATGAATATAATATCTGATTATCAATATGTTATGTAAATAAGTTCACTAATATAGAAAGTGAATCTTTTTATATAGGTGTATTAGTTGGCTAGTGCACTAGTAAGGTGTATAATGTTATGTTTGTGTAAAATGTGACATTATGTCATGTTATTTTGTCATGTGATGATTCGCTTTAGTAAGTTGCTTACTAAAAGTGACTATTGTCTTATTTGCATTAGTTCTTTTGCCTATATGATGTACGTGTATATTATTCTTTATTGTCCTGTATCGCTTTCCTTATAGCTTCAGCGAATTTAGGATGTAAATGTATTTCGTTTTCCTCTATGATAACTAAATTATCACTTAAACTAGCATGCTTTGTGTTATCTGTTTGATTATCAATATTTTCAGGGGTAAACACTTGTTCGCCTAATAATTCATTAAATGTGCTTTTTGTGTATTCTCTTAAACTACATAACTGTTTGATTGATAGTGTATTTATGTCTCTATCTAGTATGGTGGATATTGTACTTTTATTAATCCCTAATACATTTGATAAATCTATATTAGTAATATCGTACTTAAATCGTATGTCTCGTATAGTGTTCATATCCAATGTTTTACGTGTTAATATGTAGTGTATAAACGTTAAATACGTGTTAATAAATGTATTTTCCGTTTTTAATCTAAAAAGCCGTTATATCTTTGCACTGTGATCAAGAAACAACGATCACACCCTAACAGCGGTTAGGGTTGACAAATATACTGAAATATTGATTATAAACAAAAGGTATGTAATGAGTTTTAGCGTATTGTTTTACCTGTTATCCGAAAAGCTAACATAACATTGCATATTTAACAGGTTCTTGTAAGATTAATAAGTCGGTATTTGAGAAGTTGAAAGCAAGAAATAAAGATTTAACCTTTACGATATTGCAGTGAAGTTGTGATGTATTGAGAATTAAAACAACGGTTAGACCGTTCCTAGTGTGAGAGGCTAGGATAATGATCTTTGACGTATTAAGTGCTAAAAGTACAAATAGATAGCACATAGTTCAACTATATTATTGAAATGTATCTTTTTATATTGGTTTCCGATATTGTAAGATATGTGTATAATATATAGCCTTATGAAAAACCTTGTAAGATAGCATTTATTTATACGCTATGAATGTTTTGTAAAACGGTAACTAAATGTAATGAACTTGAAAAGGAATATTCCGGGATAGATTTGTCGGAATGTCTGGGTGAAACCAGTTTGTACGGGTAAGGTACGCTTTAATCAATCGGTTTGGTTTTAGAACGGCTTTACTTACAATTCGGGAATGATAGGCTGTAGTCTCGTATATATATGAGGTGAATCATATCTATATTTCTATTCATTCCCAGTATCACACAACTATTGTAACTACGAAATAATTGTGTCTTTTCGGATGGACTACCGACACAAAATACTAGAATCGTAACTTTAGTATTTGGGTGTGTCTTCCAGTGACTTTAAACTCTCAACGGCGCAAAGATACTGAAAGAATTTGTTCGATACAAATGTAGTTCGCAAATTTTTATAAACAATTTAATTATAGGAGGATTATATTATGACTACAAATGAGACTATCAATCAGAATGTGGATTTTACAGTAGAACAAGTAAGAAATATTCTTTACGGCTGTATGGATAATTGCCAACGTATTTTCAAGAAATACGATTTGGAAGATTACGCTAATTGGGGAATCGCACAAAAGAAGGAATATTTTGGCGGTAAGGTAGTGATATTTACGTCTACCAGAGCTTATGTGATCCAAGACATTTCAGTGGACACTAGCGAAGATCTTGCCAACGGTATCTGGAAGGCATGGAAATCTATGTTCATACTTTCCGCATCATTAGCGAAAGTGAAGCAAAATATTAAGGAAATGGGGGGATCTATGCCTTCTTTAATGCCAGTGAAGGGTGTTGTTTCTATGTATAACGCTGAAGGAATCAATATCTTTTCCAGTGATCTTTATGGTGATTGTGCCGATAATATCAGATTTGCTCCGAAATCAAAGGATATAAAAGAAGCTAGCAAACCTAAAGAGGTGCGTGATTGTGGATTCCGTCAAGCCAAAGCTATGTTTACGTTACTTGGCGCTGATAAATTGATTCGTCAATATAGATACGAGAAAGAAGAATCGAAGGCTATAATCCCAGCACTTCCAGAAACCATGGTAGAAGAAGCGGAAGTCATCGTTTTAAACTAAAAAGTTATGGGCGTACTTTGAAGAATCGGTACGCCCATATTTTGTATAGTCGTAAACATTTTATATATTTGAAAACAAAAAGATATGCCAACAATAAGCGAATTTTTCGGAATAATTGTAACTTTGCGTTTCTTGGATCACAATCCACCGCATTTTCATGCTAAATATGGATCGCAGAAAGTTTTGGTTGAAATTGAAAACGGGATTATTCGTGGCGAAATGTCTGAGCGGGCTTTACGGTTGATCTTGGAATGGCTTGATTTACATCGTGAAGAACTGAAAATCGCATGGGAAAAAGCGGCAAGTGGCAATGATCCGGGAAAAATTGAACCATTAAAATAGTAATGTTATGTTTACGGAAGTTGTACAAGCTAATTACGTGGATGGATACCGTATAGCGGTGTTGTTCAATGACGGGGTCAAGAAAATCGTGGATTTCACGAACCTTTTAAAAAGGAATATGCCGGTATTTAAGCCTCTGGAGAACATAGACCTGTTTAAGAAATTCACGGTAACAGATACTTTAGAGTGGGATAACGGAAACATTGATATAGCTCCAGAGTATCTGTATGAGAACGGGGTTAAAGTATAAGTGAGACATGAAAGAATAATATTTCAATATATTGTAGTCAAATCAAAGCATGAAGGCGCTTGCGAGAAATCGTGGGCGCTTTTTTTATGCCTAAAAATCAAGGAATAATATGAAAACAAATCTTACATCTGGTTTAATTGTCGCTATGGTAGAGCTTGCGAAAGCTAACAACTATTGTGGTTGTATGCAATATTCGCTAACTCATGATTTATGTTTCTCGTGCGGTTTTAGTGCTAGTAATGTAAAGTTACTTAGTGCCCTTGTATCCGTATGTCTCGCTTCAAAGGTAAGTTTTGAGGTGAGTTATTCGGGACTTGGAGCCGTGAATTTTAGATGCGAATAATAAAATAACTCCCCTTACCGGTCTATGATTCCGGTTGGAAATCGTTGAAGATTATAAGGGGACACTTCAAAGAAAGCCGAGAGGCTTGCGCACATCCTACCAATATCAAGTATAGTAATCCCAGAGTACGTCAGGGGCGTTTGAACGTGGCTTAACTGTTGCGGCTTGGGATTGCTATATCCTTTCTTCTAGGATTGCGGAGTTGATATTGAGAGTAATAAATTAAAATAAAAGGAGAAAATAATATGAAGACGATACTATTAATCATTATGGGGCTTATTTGCTTTTGTGCGGTAAGTAGTTGGGAGTATTCTACCACTTTGGAGGAGAGAATGAATACTATTCCGGATTCGGTTTATGAGTATATAATATTGAAATTGGGAGACGATGCTACAAATTCTCAAATTCTCTCATACTATGATAACCATAGAATTGAATGCGATCAAATAGAACTAGAGAATATGAATTAGATAAAAAAGAAAACAATGAAAAGAGAAGAAAATGCACTGATTTATGCTGATTGTAAATATAAGATTGGCGAGTTTGTATACGTTTTTGAGATGTTTGAGATCAAGAGAAGAAAGATATTGTCTATAACCTTTGGAGATAGCGCCCAGACATTAAAGAGAACCAGATTCGAGGAAGATCGGCATATTAAAAACGAGAAAGAGGTTTCTTATGTGTTAACTACATATGAGACATATCATGAGAGTGAGTTATTTAAGACAAGGTTGGAGCTAGAGAATGGGCTGTTAAAATCTTTATTGCCTCAGCTTTGCGCAAGCTCTATCTTGGAAATGATTAATGGCAATCAGGTTGTAAGAGAGACCATTATTAATCTTGCCATGTCCGAGAATATGAATATAATTAAGGCGAAAATCAAGAAAGAGGAAAAACCTAAGATCCTAAAAGAGATATACGCTGAGGAATTACCGAAAATTCGGGAAGAAATAGAACAAAAAGAACGCCCTAAGATTGTTGAGCGAATTATACAGGAGGAAACGGCTATCATGGCTGATAAAATTACAAAGGAAATTAAAACTGAATCTTACAATAATGGTTGGGAAAATGGTTATGCGGAAGCTATTAAGAAAGTCAAGAATGATATTCCCAGTCAAATAAATGACTTAGTGGCGAACGTATTTGGATTAGTATCATAAAAATTATAGTCATGTCAGATAACAAGCTAGACGTAACGGTCATCCAGAAACCCGATCAATCATATATGGTCTCAATCACTTATATACATCTGGATCGAAACAAGGATAAAGAGAAGAGACAAATGGTAAGCGAAACAACCTATCGTTGGAACTCTCGATCAAAAGAGATTATAGATTTTCTCAAGTATAAGCGCACTAAAGTATTTTATTCCCAAGTTCGTGCCATGTGCAAGCATTACGGACAAAGGGAATTTAGGAGGTATTAAAGTAACGTGTCATAGATAATAATTAAATTGTTTATTGTGACGGCTGGTTCGTGAGAATAGGTCGTTTGTTTAATTTATAAATAAAAGTGTAAAATAAATAATTATGGAAATTAAAATTCAAATCAAATCAATTTTTGGGAGTGTATTGTTTGAGTATTCAAAAGAAAACAATACGATAAAAGATACTCTTTGTGAAGCTAATCTTTGTGGAGCTAATCTTCGTGGAGCTGATCTTCGTGAAGCTGATCTTCGTGAAGCTAATCTTTGTGGAGCTGATCTTCGTGGAGCTGATCTTTGTGGAGCTGATCTTTGTGAAGGGACAGCTTTTTTATTGTCTCAATGTCCAGACGGGGCTTTTATAGGATATAAAAAAGCGTCAAGTCATATAGTTAAATTATTAGTACCGGAAGATGCCAAACGTTCGTCAGCAACTACATTGAAATGTAGATGCTCTAAAGCTAAGGTTTTGGAAATTCAAAATTTAGATGGGAGCAAGTCTGATTTGAAGGCTGTCCCTTCCGATAGAGATGAGAATTTCATTTATGTTGTAGGTAAGGAAAAGGAGGTCGAGGGTTTTGATGAGGATAGATGGAATGAATGTTCAACCGGTATCCATTTCTTTATAAGTAGAGAAATGGCTGTAAAATATTAATTGTGTTTTTCATGGTATTATTTAGTAGTGTTTGCCACGATTGTCTGAGAAGATAGTCGTGGTTTTTTATTCTCTAAGCGTGAACATGGAGGGAGGTACGTATGTCATTCGATTGACATTAGAGAGCTTAATAATAAAATAGGAGGTGATATGAAAACAATTTATTTAAGTCTGTATAAGTTCGATGAATTATCGAAAGAAGCTTAACAAAAAGTAATAGAGGAAAAATGTTGGGATATAATGAATCAGCGCATGGATATTTATGGTCAAGACTATAAAAAATCAATGGAGGCTTTTGAGAATTTAACGGATACGGAGATTTATAATTGGGAAGTTGGATATGAGAAGTATGATTTTAGATTTAAATTCAAATATAATGATTCTATATACTGTCATCCAGCTGATTATAAGAAGAATATATATCCTGAGAATCTATGTGGTAAATTACTGTTTAGGTATATTAACAACAATATTATGCTATATATTATCAAGGGCAAGTATTTCTCTACGTCAGGTAAATATGTTGATGGGAAATATAAATACAAACACAAGTATAGTAGGGTGATGTTTGACTATGGAGATAATTGTCCATTAACAGGAACGTGTTATGATTTATATATCTTGAAACCAATGATAGATTATTACAATGCATGGTGTACTTATCCGGAGGATTTTTCCTTGGAGGATCTGATAAGACAATGTTATGATAATTTTTTCGATTCATGGCATGAGGAGTATAGGTATTGGGCGAATAACGAAGACGCTATACGTGAGGAGCTTCATCATAATCAGTATGAAGATCGACTTTATTATGAGAATGGGGATGTGTATGTTGGTCCATTAAATGAAATAGCATGAAAACACAAGAAGAATATGCCCATGAGATTGATGAGATTGTTCGCCGGGATGTAGATAGCTGTCAAAGTGATTGGTTTGATATAGATAAAGAAATATTCATGCTTCCAGAAAACAAGGACAAGATATTTATTCTCGGAACCCGAAAGACCGGATGTGATTTACTGATATTGGGAGGTACTAATTGTAATGAAGGTACTTTGGATAGAATTTTCGGATGTCTCGGAAATGAAAAATTCTATGTTTGTCAACCGATAGCTTTTTATCAAACACTACAAAATATCCAAAAAAGACTTGCCTTATACGCTTTTAAAATAGCAACTGCATATTTCAGAGGGCAAGGTTTGGTTCCTGTATTTGAAGATTCACATTGTAAATTAATAAAGCTATAAATATAAAGCATATGAAAACTTTAGTTTTACCATCGGTAACTGACTTGTCTCATGAATTCCTCTTCATAACAAAAGACGAATTAAAATATAGAAGATTGTATAATAAATACAAGACGAAGAAGGGTTTTTTAAATTCACTGGTTCGTGTTAATGATAACTATAAGCAACGGTCTGAAAAACCAGACGTGCATATACTTGAAATTGAATTAGAGTGGAAAAATAGTCGTACTTGGGGATACTGTCCTGTTGCTTCAATGAGATGGCTGGATAAAGACGGTTGGCATTATGAAAATAACTTTTCAACAGCTTCCGGATGTGGATACGATAAAGCAAGTACAGTCGTTGCTGAGTGCTGTAATGCTGTTTTGTCTGGCATGCTATGGAGAAAGAAGCGCACTAAGAAGCAAATACCTTATGGGGTTTCTATATATAACACTTTTTACCCTCATTTTAATGGTGGTGTTGGAATGAGTTGCTATTATAGAATTGCAGAATTTCTTGGAGGTAAACTAGAGCAAATAGCTAATGCTCAAATGTATGATAAATATGTATTTACATTTAAGAATGTCAGGAACAATATGTGATACATAATTACATAACATTAAAATTAGCCAGCAAGACAATGGTTTTACTGGCTTGCTTTTTATCTGGAGGTTAGTTGTGAATTTTCTATAAAAGATGGACAGCTATTCACTCCTTAATGTCTTCAATAACACTATTCGATAATAAAAACTTAACTGATATGAATAATAAAATGGTCGCTCACTTATGGGCAAACGAGCAACAAGAATCTGCAAGTGGTAGTAATTTCTTCTTTAAGGGTGCAAGTATATATTCCTATGGCCGACATTTTGAAGCTGGGCGTATTGTTAGAAATGAACGTGGCGAGAAAGCTTATTTGATTAATAAATGTTCTTACTCCAGTTCTACATCAAAACACCAATGTTATGTTTGGCATGCTATACCAACTGGATCAATGGTTTTCTCTGTTGGATACAATATGAGTAATTCTGGTAGCATGTCGTTTGTGGTAAATCAACTGGAAGCTATTAAAAACTCAGCAGAGAGATACAAGAAAGCCAGAACTGAAATCTCCTATCACGCTATATGGCAACCTTTTACAAGCTTGATGGCTTACATTGGGTTCTTTGATCTTGGGACTCCAAAACAATTGCTCAAAAAGAATGTAAATGAATGGCTTGGAACAAAACACGAATTAGCGTGGAAATCTGATAAAGTGAAACGGGAACATGTTCGTGAGCTGAAACGTATCTTCCAGATTATGTTAAGTCATCAATCACTGGATATTCTGGGTACAGTAAATGTGATTGTTGATGAAATATGTGGCGAAGGGACATGGGGTAACTATATCGAGAGATGTCAAAAGTTTCGTGCTACCCAAGAAGATCGGGAGGCTAAAAGAATAGAAAAAGCAAGGGTTGAAAATGAAGCCCGAAAGAAAACATTGGAAGAAAGAATCCAGATGTGGAAGGCTGGTGAAATCAGGGAGTTAAATAATCCGGTGATATATGATAGAAATGAACCTAACGTTTGGCTTCGTATCAAAAATGGAAAAGTTGAAACAAGTAAGGGGATTGAATTATCTCAATCTGAAGCTGAAAGGCTTTGGAAACGTATTAAGTCTTTCCATGATGGTGCTCAATTTCAACATGATTTAGCAAGAGATTCTTCGGGTCACAATTGGGCTTTTAATAATTATCAAAACGATATACTTACTGCCGGATGTCACAGAATTGCGTATTGTGAGATGGAAGAGATAGCAATGAAGTTAGGGTTTATGTAAAAAAAAGAGCTATGAGGTCGAATTTTGAATTATGGAAGGAAGGTAAACTGTCTATGTTTATCGTGTCATTCACAATTAATGGTAATGGCGTGAGTGGATCTGATAGTATAACATATTCTGAAGCTGAAGCAAAGGAGTATTTATCCAAATGCTGTAACGAATTTGCAGGAACAGGTTTTAAAGGTTTATTAGAGATAAGGGTTTACAACCCAGACATGGAAGACAGAGGTCAATATGACAGTGAGGATCAAATCTTTGAGGATTGTGATTATTACTTAGGAGTAGATCCTTATTTCTCTGAAACAAAGAAATTGTAGATGATTTATTAGCTGAAAATAAAAAGCCATGAAAAGGAAAACAAGAATGTTCGATAAGGAATATATAGAATCTGCCAACAAAAAGATTTGGCAGGTTCTCAATGATGAAAAAGAGTATGACGATTGGACACAGATTTGTTTCTCCATGAAAGATGCGGTTCAAGCAGCGGCAGATATTTATGGATGTTTGTCTGAGATAGAGATACATAAGCTTTTCAGTTTCTTTCGTGAGATGGTTTATAAAGAAACTGAGAATATCCAGACATTTGATATAACATTTAAGAAGAAAGAGGGTGTGTGATGACTGACGAAAGGATAAAAGAATTTAAGCAAGAATTAGCTCAGTTACTTATTAAGTATGATGTGTCTATAGGTTTTACCTGTGGAGAATCTAGTGATACACATGGGCTTTATGATGACCAAGTGGTTATAGAGGATAATAAGACCGGGAAGAATATAGTGGAGACAGGTGACTGGTGGTTATATGCGGAAGATTTAAAATAGGAGGATATGAAGGATAAAAATACGACATGGCATGGCATAGATGTCTCAAAAGAAGTTAGTTTGCTGGAATATAACTTACTTGTACGCTGGGATCGATCAAAACAATCGTTCCAGTGTATTTACAAGATAGGAATGGATAGATGGGGAATAGCTTTTATGGCTAACCGTGAGATAGATCAAATTATAATGGAGGATTGGTTTGATCTGGGTAGTTTTCAAAGTTTTGTTGGTATTCCTATAGGTTCTTGGATATCTGGAGATTTTGTATCAAAGGTTCATAATCTTGTATCTTTTATAGGATATGAGAATGTATTTGGGATGACATATTACCCCAAATCCACCAAGGAGGTTTGCAAGTTATCCAGAGTGGACTATTCCCCGGAATATGCGTATAACTAATAAACTTGACGTATGGCAAGACCAACCAAAACAGGACTTGATTATTATTCTTTTGATGTAAATTTCTTTTCAAACAGGAAGATTCGAAAAATCATGCGGGCATGTGGCCCATCTTCCCCTACAATACTTATTTGCTTGCTATGTAATATCTACGAATACAAAGGGTATTACATCGAGTGGGACGAAGAATTACCTTTTGATATTGCTGACGATGTTGGGGTATCCGAGGGTGCAGTAAAGGAGGTGATGAAGAAAGCTATTGATATTGAGTTTTTTGATAAGGAGATGTACGAGAAGTTCAAAATATTAACATCTAAAGGAATACAAGAAAGGTTTGTTGAAGGGACAAGAAAGAGAAAGGATATATCGGTCAAAAAGGAATATTGGATTATTTCAGACATTAACCCGGTTTCTTCCGTCAAAAACTCGATTGATGTATCCAGTAATAAACAAAGTAAAGTAAATCAAAGTAAAGAAAAGACTCCCTATAAATCTCCCTCGAAGGAAGGAGGAAAGACATTCTTGAATTTGATTGATAAGAACCCGCCGAATGATGGCATTCCTAGAAACTGGGATGGACTGAGGAATTTCATGGTCAAATATGGAATAAAGGGACATGAGGCAGACGAGATAATCATACTGTCGAATTTTGGTCAGACTTCAGTAGACCCAAATCCACCGATGCCTATTTGGTCATTGAAAATGGAGGTCGAGAAATCTAACGGGAAGATACGTCTTCCGGGAGCCTTCATTCTGTCCAGATTGAGGACTCAAGCGAACTAGATATTTGTATGAATAATATGAGAATAGAAAAGATAACCGATTATTCCAAGCCGGAGGAAGGTAACAAGTTCCAAGAGCTGGCGCACAAGATATATGTTGGTATTTATCTCCAGTACTATGGGAAAGATACTGGCATATTGGTATGTAAGACCCCAAAATATGGAAGAACGCTATGGAGCAAGATGGTGAAGATAGTTGATGATAGGTGATAAAAGTAATAACAATCTAAAAAATAAAGATATATGGATCAATATTTAGCTACAATCCAAACAATATTAGATAGATGCGAGGATAATGATACCACTCTTAGTGCCAATGACATGGAAATGATCAAGATCAATCTATGCAAGATAATCCAGATTCGTTACGGGATAACTCAGCTATGGTTTATCCCACTGGTGGAGAGAATACAAAAGGCTTATGATAAACATTATGATAGAGTTGATAAGTCATGGGAAGAGTTTATGGGAATAATGTATTAATCAACGTAATTAAAATAGGCGATGAGTAAAGAATATAAGGCGATAAAGAATTTTATCCATAATGAGCTTGGTCTTACCAAAGAGGATGTAATCAAGGAGATTAGGCCCTTGATAAAACAAATGACTGAGAGATGTTTCAATAACACTTATGGGAATGATAATAATATACAGGGATGGATTAGGTGTATGGTAAAAGACGAGATCAACAACAGACATTATAATCTCGTCCCGAAAATGGTCGAAAAAGTGTTACGAGAGGAGATGCTGGGAAATTTAGAGATTATTGTAAGAAATAAGAATATAAAGGATTGATAATAAATAGCAAGTTATGAAGACAGGAAATTTCAAGAAAGTAAGAGTGATTTTAGCTGGATTAAGAACATCTCAAAATGAGTTCTTAAAATTGACAGAGACTCGAAAAGAATTATTCAAATTACAAAAGGCTACTAAAGATGAAGATGAGAAAGACTATCTAAGCGATGCTATAGATGCTTTGGAAAACTTGGATGATTTATTTTGCATGGCGATTGATTCTCTTGAAAACATAGAGGAAGACGATTAGGTATTTATAAATTGCTTGCGTCATTTTAAAATACTACTTTTGGAAAACCTAAAATTTGTAATATGGACAATATAGATACAATAAGAGCCGCTTATGCCAGTGCTAAAAAAGGTCGTACATCAATAGTGTTTTTTAGAATAGGAACATTCTATATAATTATATTTGATGACGCAAAATTGGTTAGTAAAATTCTTGATTTGACAGTGAAAACAAGGGAATGTGACGGATGCGTCGTGGAATACTTACCTTTTGCTGAAGACGAGTTATTTAACATAGTTCGAGATTTGAACTCATCTTCCATTATCCCATGCACTATTATTGAGACTGAGGAATTTGATTTTTTAGTAGATTAATCTTTGTAAGATGAAAATATTAGGAAAAATATGGAATTTGTCAATGGTAATATTGGCATTTCCATTTAAAATCATTTGGGCATTTGGTGTTGTTTGGGGTAACGCCTCTTCTGCTCAAAAAAGGGAATACCAAAGTGCCTTTTGGTGGTCTATCATTATATTCGTAGCTCCGGTCATGATGATGTGGAATAGTTGCGAATTGAGACCTGTCGTTAAAAAGAGAAACGCATTGATTAAGGTAAATTGTGAGGGTGCAAAATCTTTTTCAACCAATGAAGTTGAGGAAGCTTACCAATATGGACTTGAGCAAGGTTGGTTTGATAAACATCCAGAGTTAAAAAAATACTAGAAAAAATTATATATAAATAATTTGGTGAAGTTGGGATATAATGGTTGGTTTTATTTTGCTATATGTCAGTATTTTATAATTTGCAATTTATAAAATACTGTGTTTTTATTGGTTGTATATTTTTATATAATCATGCAATTATAAATCGTTAATATGTAGTATTTTATAAAAAAAATAATCGCTTAAAAGTTTGTGATTTAAAATATAATTTACATATCTTTGCGGTGTTAAAACGATAAAATAGAATAAAAATGGAACAAGAAGAAGTCAAAGGTGAAGTCGTTAAAACTCTCCTAAAGTTTAAGGAGAGTAAGAGAAATGGAGATCTCATAGGTTTTGTATACGTTAACAAAAAGGGGGATTTGTTTGGGGTTCGTGAAGAAGATCCCAAACATAGGGAAAAGAAAGTATGTATCTTATCTGCAACGATAGATAAAGCTTCTGTTAAACCTAATGTATTGTATGAGGTAACATTGTCAGATATGCCTAATTATAGAGGCTATATTGTTGAGACTATCTCCCTTGTGAAACATAAGGCAAAGGTGTATACTGATATATCCAAGAAGGAATGTCAAGCTATTTTGGCGTATGGCAACAAGAAAATTTACTACAATCCATTAAAAGGTAAAAGTCCTTTTTCAAGTACTTCAGAGGGAGCGTTAAGTCTTGTAAATGGTATTGGGTGCATTGCGAATAAAAGCGAGGCTATCAAAGAGTTTAAGAAAGCTATCAATGCTGTTGATGAGTACATTAGTCTTTTACCAAAAGGAAAAGTAGAAACGTTGATTTCTCCAAAGTGTTTTTATCAGACTATAGTGTCCTTTGGAAAGCGAAAGATCATATATAATCCTTTTGATGGAAAGCCTCATGAGTCTGATTTAAGTCGAGTGTTAAAGCGAATAGATAATGTTCTTGAGCTAACAAATAAGAAAGAAGTTAAAGAGGCTGTATTACGAAGTGCTAAGGATGTAAACCGGCATATGGAAGCTGATGGCTATATCTTACCAAAACAGGCTATTTAATAAAATACAAAAACTTATCTTGAAAACCTCATGACAGAGGTTCCTATAAGGGGCATTACATGTGACGCTGCTCATTCGATGAAAAAAGGCATCACGGAATACCAAGCCCACGATCTAAAGTCTGGAGATCGCATATTTTATAAGTATCTGGGAAATCAGACAGTAAATATAGGTGAGTTCTTAGCGATAGTGGATTCAATAAAATACATTATAGAGAACAATTACCCAGATAAAATCATATATAGTGACAGCATAACCGCAATCACTTGGATCAAGAACAAGAAAACGTCATCGAATAAACGTAATAATGATTTAAAGAAAGCTGAGATATTTCTTCGGGTTATGTCTTATTGGGTTGACGATATAGAGATAGTTCATTGGGACAATAAAAATTGGGGCGAGATCCCCAGTGATTTCGGAAATAAGTAATTAATCATATTAAATATAACTTATGTACAGGCTATTGATTTTGTCTGTAGGGGTCGTGTTGTTCATTTACTATGTACATGTCATTACGTATCTGTTTGGATTGTGCAAAGGATTTGAAGATAAAGAGATATCTCTAAAGAGTTTGATTCCTTTTTATTATTGGTTTAATTTATAATTTACAACAAAATGCAGAAAACAAAAATTTATGGCGTTATCGTCTGTGTGGTGGCTTTCTTAGCCTTAATGATGTTACCTAAGTGCGCCGAGGATGTGAAGAACGAGGAGATCGTTATTAATCAAGTTCCTTTTACCGGTGAGCTGGAATATTGGACTACCCCGGGATTCAAATTTCAAAAAGGTGGGCGAACCTCCAACTATTACAAAACTAATCAGATTTGGTTTAACGAGATCGAGAAAGAAAAGAAGAATAATGGAAATATTATTCTTCGTCCCACCGGAGATAATCCGGCATTGCCGATCACTTATAATGATAAGGGTAAGGGGTATGTTCTGGGAAGTGTTAGAATTGAACTACCTACAGATCAGAAGTTTCTTTATCGAATCCAAACTCACTACGGATCTATGGATCGATTGATTAACGATTTAATCAAGCCTACTCTGGGTAAGGTTATCCTAGCTTGTGGTCCGCTTATGACATCGTTAGAGTCAGTATCCGAGAAACGAACAGACTTGATCGCTTACGCAACGGATCAGTTGAATTATGGCGTATATAAGACTATGGTGAAGGAAGAGGAGACTACCGACCAATTAACGAACGAGATCAAAATCATCCGGATAGCTAGTCTTATTACTGATTCTGTTTCTCCGAACGGTTATAAGAGACAAGAAGAGTCACCATTTGCTTATTATGGACTGAAGGTTTCCCAGCTTTCTATCTCTGATATGGAATATGAGCAAGCTACGATAGATCAGATCAATAAACAGAGAGAGGCTGACATGTCGATAGTCACTGCGAAGTCAAAAGCTTTAGAGGCCGCTCAATTAAGAATCCAAGCCGAGGAAGAAGGTAAGAGAGACGCTGAGAAAGCAAAATGGAAACAAGAGGAGATCAAGGCTGTAGAGGTTACTAAGGCTCAACAAGCTTACGAGGTCGCTCAGTTACAAGCTAAGGAGGCTGCGGAGAAGGCGAAAAAGATTATTGAAGAGGGTAAAGCTGAGGCAGAAGCAAACAGATTGAAAGTTCAAGCTGGTCTTACCCCACAAGAAAAGGCTGAGTGGGATTACAAGACAACGGTAGGTGTCGCTGAGGCTTTATCTAAATCAAATGTTCGTTGGGTTCCAGAGATCATGATGGGTAATACTGGAGGAGGTAACTCTATGGATGCGGTTGGACTGAAGATGATGCTTGACATCGCCAATCAAATGAAGAAATAGAAGAATATAAATCTTTTTATAAACTGAATAAAACGGAAATATTATGGGACTTGATTGTGAATGGTGGCAATTATTATTGCTGATTGTTGGAGCTTTAGGAATGGGAGCTTTCTTAACTGGAGCTAATAGTGATAGTGGCGATGATTTAGGTGCGACATAGTGTTTCTTAGAGGGAATAGTTTAATGGTAGAACAACAGACTTTCATGCTGGATATACCGGTTCGAATCCGGTTTCCCTTTCATAATTGGATGTGTAACATTTCTTTTTTCATTGTTTTCCTACCGGTTCGTGAGAATAGGTGAGTAAAGTTAAGGTTCATACTTTTAAGAGAGGTATCATTGTTTTTCCTCTCTTTGCTTGAAAGCTTAATTGGAGATGGATACAAGGAAGGATATTATTTCCTTGACAATGACTACAACCCAATATATGCATTGTAGTAAACCCACATCAAAACTCCAATTATTAGATTTAGGTTTTGGCATACTACAAAAGTATGAAAAATTATCAAACCACAATGAGCCTGTGAAGGTGTAAGTGGTAAAATGACTGGATGGCGAAATTGGTATACGCTTCAAGAAAACTAAGGGACTTTTAATCCCGTACTGAAAGTGTTAACGTAAAGACGAATTTAGTAAGTGCAAAGCTCTTGAGATGTGGTGCGTAACACAATAGAGGTTCGAGTCCTCTTCCAGTTACTATTTTAAAAAAGAGGATAGCATGTACTATCCTCTTAGATATGTGCTTTATTGGCGATCGTTTACCAATAAACACCAACATATAAATGCTGGTTCAATATAAAAGGTTATTAAGCAGATATGGATCTCAGAAAGTTGACAATTCCGAGAACGATCATTACAATGTAATAGATACACTGTAAAATATCCACGCTCTTGATCTGCTCGTCTGTATCTTTATTGAGCACGACACAAAGATACGTTATCTTGACCGATATTTGTATGTAAATACATGATAAGCTTGTGAAAGCGTAAATGTAAGTTTAAAAAGAGGGCAGCTTGTGACTACCCTCTTAAGTTCATCGTTTATTAGGATCGCTAACTAATAAACGAAGCGCATTAAATGCGATCAAGCTAAAGAGTTATTAAGCGGGTATGGACATTAGAAATCTAATGACTTCTATAACGATCATAACAATGCAGTACATACATTGTAGGATGTCCACGTTCGAGACCTGCTTTTCGTCATCTTTGTTTGACATATTACAAAGATACGAAAATCCACAATGAATCCGTGAGGACGTAAGTGGAATCGTTCCCTTAGCTCAGTTGGTTAGAGCAAGACACTCATAATGTCAAGGTCATCGGTTCAAGTCCGGTAGGGAACACTATACGGTAGTTTCGAAGTCTCAAATAAATCAATTAACTAATTTATTAACAAATCATTCATTATCCGTCCTCCGAAAAGTCATGAGACTGGCGATGAACCGGTTCGATCCCGGTACTACCACAAATCTTAAAAATCAATTTAGTTATGCCGAAAGTAGGAACAAAATGCGTTAAAATAAACGAGAAATGGGTAGATCTCATTCTGTGGTATACCCAGAAAGATGGTTTTTCATATCGTGGGATTCCTAATGAGTTATATAAAATAACCGAATTTGGTAAAAGGGTTTACCGAAGCGAGGAAGAAATTAATACCCATTTGAACGAGTCTATTGTAGAGTATCACGAAAAAGTGAAAATAACGAAGAAGATAATTTCTTATACTCTGAAAGCGACTGCTAATCTTGTTATGAATCGAACGGGTGAATATTCTTATACTGGAATTAAACTAGGAGTAAGTAAGAAATTTGAGACAGAACATGGTTTTAGGGATAGTTTCTCGTTTGGTTTTTCATACAGGGTGCTGATGGAAACTTCCGGTACTGAAAAGAAACACTATTATCGTTATTAACGAAGATGGTTCCACTGGGTATGAGCGTGAAAATGACGGTTTGTGTATTGATTGGACACCAGCTAGAGAACAATTTTTCAAAGACATGGCAGAAAATCTTCAGAAACTTGTATATGGTGTGTCTGATTTCTTTGATCAGCCAGACTTGCTTCAACTGATGGATACGATAGGGATTAAGGCTATATCTGATGGAAACTAATTTATAACTGAAAGGGGTGAAATATGAAACAAGGGGATATTATGGTAACAGAAGATAACATAAAATTAATCGCTGTTCCATATTTTGATCATACCGCTCCATGTTGCGGTTGTTATTTTTACAAAGAAGGGGAGTGTGGTGCTGTGTATACCAGATGCTGGGATAAAGAAAATGGTAATGAATTTATATTAGTTGAGAGTAATGATGTATGATAATTGGAATTGATTTTGACGGGACATGTGTTAAACATGCATTCCCAGCGATAGGAGATGATATTGGAGCTATTCCGATATTGAAAGAATTGGTGGATAATGGTCATAAGCTTATCCTCTATACTATGAGAAGTGATATAGATGATCCTAAATCCTCTGGTTATGATATTCATCCAGAAGGAGGTAAATACCTATACGGATGCGGTGAATTGGTTCAAGAAAAACGATATACCTCTTTATGGTATTAACGAGAACCCAGACCAATCATCTTGGACAACATCCCCAAAGCCGTATTGCCATATTTATATTGATGATGCTGCGCTAGGATGTCCTCTGATTCAGGAACTAAACCAAAGACCTTATGTTGATTGGTATACTGTTTGGAAATGGCTAAAGGAATATAAAATCATATAATAAAGACAATGAATCATTTTTATAGAATATCGGCGTTGATTCTGGGTTTTCTCTTGGTTTTGATCGCTGTTAAATGTGAGCTTGATCCAGCTGGTGCGTTTTTTATTGGACTGAGCGGGGTCGCTATGATGTTTTATGGTTTAACTAAACATGTAGACATATGAAATATATATTGCTAGCCTTGTTTGTTGCGCTTGTTTGCTCTTGTGACAACTATATTCCATGCGTTAAAGAACATAATGGTGATACCAAGGCTTTAAGTAAAAAGGATTCCATCAATAACAATGGAAATTCCTCTATCATCATCAATATCGATTCTACCAGTCATGATTTCAATTACATAATCAATATACCCACGAAATAGGATGGAAGATTATAGAGAGATCATTCTTGACAGGAGAACAAAGATTATCAAGGATGACAATCATATCTTTATCGTATATAAGATGATGAGAAAGATTCCTTACCGTAGTTGTATAGGAACCATGAGGTATCGTTGGGTCGAAGTCTCTAGGGTTTACTCGGATACAGTAATGGAAAAATATGATATGTATCGAAGGCTTGAGCCTAATACTACTTATGGCGATGTTCTGGTTGGGATCTTAAATGAAAGGGTCTCTAAAAATATGCGAGAAAGAAGATTATTGACGAAGGGGTATAATTTACTGAACCCTAAGTTATGGTAACAATCTATATTTTAATATAAACAAAAATTAAAACAAATGAGTAAAGAAGTAAGTTCCGGAGGAATCTCTTTCTTCGGATTATTAGCGATCGTTTTTATTACATTGAAACTTACGAACGTTATCGCTTGGTCTTGGTGGTGGGTTTTACTCCCGTTGTGGGGACCCGTGGCTTTTATGCTGTCACTGGGGGTTCTTGTATTGATTGGGCTAGGGATATTAAAGTTGGTGAGAAAATGAAAGTAGTATTCTCATGCTTTATGGGTTCTAAGGATAATCATGGCCCTGCTTATACGGTGAGAAAACAAGCGAACAAGCTTTTCGCCGTATATCATGGAAGCCATCCCATTTATAAGGATATCGTTAACCTTCCAGTTGCGGTAAACATTGTCATGAGCAAACTTAATATTTGGGAGAGGATATAAAATTCAATGAGGTCTTGATAAAATAGGGGGAGGTGGTGCTCCCCCTAAAAACTGCTCGCAGAGCTTATAAACACATCGGATGGGTTATATATAATATCGATGTTTTTTTGTTTATAAGGTACAAACTCAATCAATCCAATACTAGTATTGTGCTATTAGAGTATCTCACCCAACCAATCAATGATCGTATATAGCTTTTTGAAGTAATACACGATGTTGATTATATCCTTGATACTCTTTCTAAGAATAGCACATGATTTACTGAATATCATGTTCTCTACAAAAGTAGTGATTTTATCAAGATCTCTTGATTTTATGTGAATAAAAAGGGAGAAGCTAGCACCTCTCCCTAAATCTAATAAATAATCAGTGTATAAGAATGCACCTACCTTTTTATAGGCTTCTTTTCCTCAAGGATACTAATCGATCAATAAGATCAATCTAACTATATAATAGAATATAGCTACTGTATCCTTCACTAAAGAGGAAAGATGTTGATTTTTCTTCATTAGACACTGTAAAGATAAGCGTCTTTCCTTTATTTCTTAATAAAAATAAAATATAATGTTAAACGACAAATTCTTTCTGGACGTAGCCTCCAGATTAGCCGATGAGAGCCATTGTATGACTCTTCATGTAGGGGCTGTGATCGTAAAAGACAAAAGGATCATTTCGATGGGATACAATGGTACGCCTACCGGAGCACCTAATTGTAATGAGTTGTATGAATCTGGTGAGTTTACAAAAGATCAACATCACCAGTGGTCATTATCCAATGAGATCCACGCTGAGATGAACGCATTGATGTACGCTGCCAAGCAAGGTATTTCGGTTGACGGGTGTACGATGTATGTTACCCATCAACCCTGTGATGAGTGTATAAAGAATATTTATCAAGCTGGGATCAAGAGAGTGGTTTATATGCACCCGTATAAATATTCTTCCTCAAATAATGTGATATTGGGATTGGGTATTTCTGTAGAGATATTCATCGAAGAAACAGGAATCGATCCTCGAATGCTGGATTTGAAAAATAAGCTGTATGAGTTACAGATAGCTTATGACGCAAATATGAGGTGTGGTAGAGGAATTGTATGTCAGAGAATAGCGTTGCAAATAGACAAGATATTAGATGAGTTTAAAAATTACAAAGATGGAACACAAGGATTATCAGAAAATTAATACAATTTACAAGAGAGATTTTGAGACCAATAGATTGATATTGGGTGATTGGAGTTTACCGGAGTTCGAATACTTGAAGGATTGCAAGTTTCGAGCATAGGAAAAGGTTGATGGAACAAATATCCAGATCCGGTTCAATGGTGTACGTGTTGAGTTTGGAGGAAGAACCGATAAAGCCAACATTCCTCCTCATCTATTGATAAAACTAGAGGAGTTGTTTACTGTCGATAAGATGAGAAAAGTTTTTCCTCCTGAGAATGGAGATGATTTTGATACGCCTTATGCGGATGTTATTCTCTATGGAGAAGGATACGGTATGAAGATTCAGAAAGGTGGAGGTCGCTATATCAAGGCTGGGGTAAGCTTCATTTTGTTCGATGTCAAGATTGATAAATGGTGGTTAAGGAGACCTGATGTAGAGAAGATAGCTGGCGATCTGGCAATCAAGGTAGTTCCAGTGATCGGCTATATGACATTCGAGGAAGCGATTGAGTATGTTAGTAATGGCTACAAGTCATTGATCGCTGAAGATACTACGTATGATGCTGAAGGATTAGTCTTGAAAACTGATTTAGGATTGCTTGATAGGAGTGGTCAAAGGATTATTGCGAAGATTAAAGCTAGGGATTTTTTGGTGGGCAAGAAATTGAAATATGATTGAGCGATCTATCCCTTTAAGGCAAGTGTTCTTAAACCCAGAAGGGAGAATCACAAAAAAAGAACTAATCGATTTCATATTAAAGGAAACCGAAGGATTCTCAGATGATGACTTGGTTAGCTCCATTCATATGAGATTCTTGATGATAGGAAAGGCTATCGTGCGTGAAATACCCTCCGAACAAGACCTTTAGGACATTGATATTGTGAAGTAAACTTATCTATGCGTGCTTCTACGAGATTGAAAATTTCATCATGCTCACAGCCATGATAAATATAATTCGCCCTATGGTGAACTCGCATTTAGGTTTTCTACCGCATACTGGGCATGGAATATCAAACGCTAGCGCTACCCGTTCCCTGTATATGTTTATATCATCCATAATTGTATCTTGTTTGATTTGCGGTGGCCAAGATGCTAATAAATAAAATTAAAATAAAAGAAAAAATGAGAAGATTCAAAGAGATCAAGGAGTTATTAAGTAAGGTATATTTTGATAACGAGGAAGCTGAGTGCGTAATAACGTTTCTGGAGAATATCGGTTTCAATAATAGCTTAGGTATTGTTATCAACCAAGACGATTATGAAACATATTTACAAGAGGAGCATGGAGAAGTGGTTGAGATGGGGTTAATGACAGCCATTGACTTCTTCCAAGAGTGTACTGGACGTGAGATTGACGATCGATACTCGTTGGGTACCGTACTTGTCATGGCTATCGATGATTATGTTTCTCAACTCAAGGAATTGAAAGAGCAACAATATAGAAGTAATGAGCAAGCTCGACAGGATCGAGACATAGAAAGACAACACAAGGAAATCTTGCTAGGGTTCGCATTTATGGCTTATTCCTCAGAGGATTCACTTAGGGACGTATTCGAAGATCTCAAGAGAAAGGACGAGAAAGATGCGTTGAAAGTCTTGGAGGTTATGAACAGTATCGTGAAGTGA